ACTGGGAACCCCACATAGGCCAGAGTTTTTACGGTGGCGCCTCCCGAATACTGAGTGATGGTTCCGAACTGAACGTATGCCGTAGATGGCCCAGCGTTGGAAATAGCCAGAAACGACCTCAGGTTGTTATTCGGAACGATCTGAAGGCTGACCTGCGTCACGGTTTGAAAAACCGGTAGCTTGAAGACCACCGGAGCGGCGACCCCCACCGAACTGAGTATTAGGGCCAAGAAAATCTTTTTCATTGTCGACTCCTATGCGGGGACATTCCATGGAAGTTGGAAGTCCGGGGTTATATCAGGCACGTAAATGATTCCGCTCGCCGAAACGATCGTTGGAACCGGATAAGTGCGCTGTACTTCTCGCTTCAAAAATACCGCTGTCTCCACTCTATCAACCCAGCGTTCGTTAACCAAGTCAGGAACTCTTCGCGCCGGACCCATGTCTTTATAGCCGATGTTGGCGTTGAATAAAGCGAATCGATTCTGGTCGATCATGAAGCCATCGCCGATGAGATCATAAGTCTCAAGCGCCGCCGGGCCGTAGATCGAAAGTGAAATCTGCACGTCCTGGTTTCTAGTAAGGCCGAGCACTCCATCCGCATTAGGAGCCACGTAGGCGTCGAAGTCCTTTGAGATGACCTCTACGGCCATTCCGATCCAGTTTACGGTGATATCTGGCTGTTTCGGTGGCTCGGCCTGCCATTTAGGTCTGACGAGCGGTCCCGGTATCTGGGATAGTCCCACGATTACAGTCTGAAGGAAATCCTCGAGGGAAAGCCCACCTGGGTACTTCGGCTGCTGCGCTGGGTTAACGTAGTTCATGTCGGCACCTGAGCGACACAAAGTCCTTCGGTGAAACCGTCTCCAAAGGAACTCCAGTCGGATACCGTCTTAACCTGGTAGCGCTTACCTTTGAAAACTAGGATGCTGGAGTAGTCGCCGGGAGCCGATGCGATGATCGCACCCTTAAACCAGAACGACATCAGATTCTCAACGCGCATCGCCTCGGGGGCCTTCATCACCGCGGCGTACTTCGCTGGCTGCACACTACCGAAGGTGTTCTGAACCTGTTCTTGGAGTCGGTTCTTACCTTGGAGATCGACTCGCGTAACTCGCGTGATCACCTGGATTGGATCGACAAAGTCGGGATCGCAAAGTAGCTCGCTCACATCGACGTCTGCCATGGCTATTCCTCCACGACATATGTGATTGCGTTGCGCATCGCGCCAGTCACGATGAGGCTTTTTGTCCCTTTGAAGCCTTTGGACTTCCTCGCAGCCAGGGTGGCGGCTGAGGGTCCTGGGAATCCTTCCTGGGCGTTGATGGCTTTTTTGACAGAATTCGCCGCGATGCTACCAGCGCGGTTATATGCGCGCGTAACTTCTGCAGTTCCACCTGACAGTGCTTTAATAGCAGCGTCTTTGAAGCAGGCGGTGATTTCGGGTCTGGCATTGCGGATTCCTATATCTAGTACGGGACGCGGCGGGATGTTATTGGCCGGCGAACCGAAATGGTTAATGGCGAGAATCGCGGCGTTCCCGATTGGCGTCACGTCATCCCGGCTATTGTCTGATTCGGGGATCCCAACTAGGACGCGTTCTTTCTGAAACTTCTTCATGACTTCAGTGAACTGCCTCGTGAAGTCCTTCGTGACGACTAGATTTTTCACAACAGCACCGTACCTGGAGCCGCACAGCCTCCGCCGAGCTGAACGCACCAAGCCCCGAAGATTCTGGCCAGGCGAATAAACTGTTTCCCGTAGTTCGTGAGGTTCCAGTAGCCGGCGTCTTTTTCCGAGGTCGAGATGGGATCGTACTGCGCGGTGACACTACCGACGGTCTTATTAATCGCGACGCCTCCGAAGGTACCCGGTGCGCCTCCGGCCGCAGAGGCCTTAACGTTACGGCGTGCCATGACGAGCTCGTGGGCTACGTAGAGCGAGACGCCGAGCGTGTATTGGGTACCCCATCGGCAGGAGTTAACCTGTGCCGACGCGAGGCCCGCCCAGACGTCAATCATCTGATCGGGGTAGGTAACGGTATCTTGGAATTCTGGGAATTGTGAGCGGAAGAGTCCGACGTCGAAGGTCATTTAGCCCTCCGATTGAACACCTTCGGGATTAGGTTCTGATTTTTTACCCTTTTTCCCATTTTTAGGTTTCGCTTCTTCGCTCGGTTTGGCCTTTTTCGCTTCGAGACGAGCCAATAACTTCTCGGCCCTGACCTTAGCGTCAGGAGGCATCGTATGAGTCACCGGAGCATCGCATTCTTCTACTTTACCGTGCTTGACGTAAAAGAGAAAATTGTCGTTGAGCTCGATGCTTTCGGAAACCTGGTGAATGCCTACCTTGAAGTGAACACCGTCTATCATCACCGACTGTCGAAATCTGTACCAGTTCATCCTACTTCCTTCCGATTAAATTCTCCGAAATACTTTTTTTCAGCTTGTTTTCTTACTTCTACGGCCTCTTCAAAGGTTTTAAAAAAACCTAGATGTAAAGTTTTACCTGATACCTTTATCCTAGCAAACCATGGATTTTTAGGGGCGCCCTTTTTATACATTCTTCGATCTAAATGGACTCCTTTATGACCAGATGTATTATTTTTAGGAGCCGCGCTATTCATATTATTTTGAGACCTACTAGCGAGTCTCAAATTTATCCAACGATTATCATGACGCACTCCATTGATGTGATCGACATCGAAACTACGAGAAGGTAAAGATCCAGTCATAAATAAGAAAGCGGCTCTGTGAACAGCTAGATCCTTTCCTAAAAATATAGTTTTCATATAGCCGTTCCTTGACGTTCCTACCGCCTCATCTACTGGATAATAACCCCATCTATTTTTCCGAAGAATTCGCCGCATATGCCCAGTCTCAGAATTATAAGTAAGGTTTAAGAGTATTAATTTTTCGAATTCCGTCATAGTGCCTCCAGACGGAGACACTACAACGAATTCTAAAAATTGAATAGCCTATAAACCATCGGCATATCCCATACATTCAGGGTAAGGAAACTCTACCTGTCCGAAGGCCCAGATATAGGGAGCCGTGAATCGGATTCCTTTATAGTAAGCCGTCTCGCGACGGATCGGCACCATCGGGAATCTGACGCGACTCTCGTCGTTGGTGTATGCGACCATGCGGTCGAGTCCACCGACACCGAGTGCCGGAAGCCATTTCACCGGCTGGATGTTCAGCGGGCGTCCGTTGATTTCAAGGCTGATCGAGTTTTCCTTGATGTACTTGAGAATGGAGATATTCCCGGCGCTGCTGACTTTCTGCTGAGTGATATAGGAGAACTGAACCGGAGGTAACCGGACTTCGCCAGGACACACCGCATAAGCAGTGGTATTCCACACTGATTCCAGAAGCGTGTTTACGTCAGCCGTGATTTCGTCTGCCGTCTTTCCGGGGTACCCCGTGCTTGCATTGGGTAACCATTGAGAGGCCCCGCCGGCACCGTTGGCAACCAGTGATTCCGTCACAGTGGGGTCGTTAAACATTCCGGTCGCGTTGACGTCTGTGCTACCGATATACACCATCTGGTCGGTGTTCATCTGGTAAATTTCGTTAATCGCGTTGATTTTCTGCGTGTCGATGGGCTGGCCGGTCAACTGACTTCGTTCGAGTTCGACCGAAGTGTAGCTGACTTCGCGTCCCAAGAGGCGCAGGGGCAACACAACCTTTTCGCCGTTGACGCTGATTCCTGGAATTTCAGATGTCTCAGCGGAGATCCACGACATGTTACCGGCGCTGTTGATCAGAGTACCGGATGCCGCGAACTGAGAGCGGATGAACGACGTCGACTCGTTGCTTAGAGTTATTCCCGAACGCAACTTGATGTCGCGACCCCAGCTTACCGAGACCAGTGGCTCGTAAAGCCTCCGGTCCAGGTTTTCCAGTTGGTTAACATAGTAGGCGAGAGCCGAATCCCGTGTCCGGAACCCCCGTCCCGCGCTGAATTGTCTACGCATTTTCAGTTCCTTTCGTTAGAGGTTTCCGACTAAAGTTTTATAGCACCGTCTGAACTATGAGTTTGGCGATGTTCGTGTTTCCGTTGCCGTCAGGACCGACGCCATCCGCGCCCCAGTAAGCCTGAGTCGAATCGAGAGCGATGGTGTTACTACCATCGGCGGTCGAACGAAATGCACCTACGCCCACCGCGCCGTCAGCGACGATCTGGATGTAAACCGTTCCACCGCGAACCGGAGTACCGGCCGCACAGACCACTGATACCGAGCCCTTCGTCAACAGCCCTTGGAGCTGAGTCGAAAGAGGCGTGCTACCATACGTAGCGTCATCCGCAGACGAACCAGAGATCTCCGGAACTTCTCGAAGCAGAACGCCGGCGAAACTCGTTTTGGTCTCAGCGCCGCCGTTGAACTGCTGGATACCACCGGTGACCCATTTCATCGGCACGCCGAAGGCCGACGGATATACCGCAGGACTTCCGACGCCTACCAGCATGGAAGGCATCACTACCGCGTTATCGGTATCGATCTGGTCACCCGCCACTCCGACGGGCGCCTGTAAAAGATAAGCTGGAGCCATTTCAATTCTCCTTGTTTAAGGCGTTACCGCCGATTAGTTAGCGCGTTTGTAAAATTCTTCGTTTTTCTTGTTGATATCGTCAGCCGACAGCGCGCCTTTCGGTGTGCTGAGTACCGACATGAAATCGTCCCGAGTGCGAGTTCGTGACTCGACCAGGTCGTCGCGACGCGTGTTCCTGAGCAACTCAGAGGCCGCGATGAAAATGGTGTCCACCGTCTTGGCGTTCTTGGTATCGGGCTTCTTGCCACCGGTGAGACTATCGATGACCGCTTTGCCGTCCTTCGTGGCGTACGCCGCGAGGATTGCCTTGGCCTTGACGTTCTTGCCTTCGGCCGGCATTCCGGGGGCGAGGATTTCGACTCTGGATGCCGTATCACACACCGCGTCCTCGACTTCTTCCTCGTCGTCTACTTCCTCGGCTTCCTCGTCGTCGACGTCCTCTTCGGCGTCTTTCGCCATCTGAGCGTCGATCCAGGCATCGCGGGCGTCCTTCTTTTTCTTTTCTTCTTCTTCGGCGTCCTTCGCGACTGGTTTAGCCGGTGAGCCGGACTGCGGGTCCTGCTGGACCGTGGCGGCATCGCCTTCCTTTTTCCCCATGTACTTTTCGAACATGGCATCGAGTCCACCCATAAACTGGTCGACACTTAGGAAACCCGATTTCGTTTCCGGGGTTTCAGTGTTGGCGCTGTCCTTCGCCGAAGCCACCTTGATGGCCTCGTCTTGCGCCTTCGCGAAGATGGCTTTTATTTTATCGGTCAGCGTCATGTCTGATCCCTTTCCTTTATGGTCGTTGATTGCATAAGAAGAACCGGCTCGTCCTGCTTCTACCAGCGCAAGGTGGTTGCCGACAATGTTTGTCTGCATGCCTCGTCCGACTCCGGTAGGAACGTAAACCGCTTTGTACCCACAGGATACCTCACGTAGCCCGTTCTTCACCAGTCTAATAGCTTTGTTGTCGGTGATAAGGATGTCGGCGACTAGGTCGCCTTCCTGCTCGTCCTTACCGCGACGGACGTTTTGGAGTACTCCCTTAGTCAGTTCGGCCCAGTTTTCTGGGTTAACGTCATCGCCGTCCTCGTCGTCGCCGCCCTCAGGATGCGTGATGACGAACGATTTGCCTTCAAAACTCGCGATGGTTTCGGGTCTGAAGAGTTCTTCGGCGTTACGAGAGACGTGCGCCTTCCCGTCCTCACCTACTTCTATGGGGCTTTCGCCTTCACCGTAGACCATCTCACCGACGCGGCCGATAGAGACCCCGAGACACAGAAGATAGCCCTCCGGCGTCTCCCTCATGTTCTCGGAAATCTTAAATGGCGCGTAGAATTTCATTGGTTACTGGAGACGATGCCAAGACGGCGAAGTAATGACTCCGACGTTCACGAATAAACCAGCGTTTCCGGTTACCGTCGGGTCATAGTCAATGTAAAGAGAGCCGGCCCCAGCGACCCCAGAAAGAGTCGTTGACGTAGGAGTGACGCTTCCACTGGTAATGACCAGGTATTTATTTTCCGGCGGTACAGGAATATAAGAACCCCCAACGTAGTTCTGCGACTTCTCACCAAATTGGTTCGTTAAAAATAGTCTTTGCGGCTGTGCGGCGAACGCGGTCGAAGTGATGAAAACCAGGAGTGCGATCAATTTCATTATTTTCTCCTTAAGGATGGCGTCTCTGTAACTATGCGGCTGAGTGGTTATTGTTGTCCAGAGTTTTCACAGCGTTCCCGGACCGACTGAGAGAACAGGCCACGATCGATAGCGTAGGTATCATCATCACAGATGTCATTCGGTATCAACTTTAAAAGAGCTAGACACAGCACGATAAGAATTACGGCGGCGATTAAATCTATCGTTTTACCATTCATCGAAGATTGGCTCCGCGAAGCATCGACAATTGGGGAACGTCCCTGGATGACCAGTCATGCCGTCGTCTAATGTAGGTGGGTCGTCCCAAGAGAATATTCTACCCTGGAGTCGGCTTCCCTTGTAAGTACGGTGTGAGGGGCGGACCGCGCCGTCACCTGAGTTATGCCAACGGTACTGCCGAGAACCCACAGCGGATGCCCTGGCCTGGTTGATATGTGCGGTCGCCCTCGCCGTTTCTGTTCTGGCGATGAGAAGCGCGCGATTCACCGCGACCTGCTGAGTCATCCCTAATTCTTCCTGAAGCTGTTCGATAACCTGTTCATCTGGGACCGCCCGTCGACCGGCCAATGCGGTCTCATAAGCTATTTTCTGCGCGCGCAGCCCGGCCTCCAGCGGAATTGATTTGATTAAA